ACCTAGCCCTTGACCTTCTCCTGGACCTGTACGACAACGAGGTCCACTACACCCGCGACATTTACGATCCACTCGGCTGGACCGAGGACGTCACCGCGTTCCTCCGGTACAACGCGAACAAGGCCATGAACAACCTCGGATACGACGGGATCTTCCCGCCGGACACCTGCAAGTTCAACGCCGGAGTCATGACCGCCCTGGACCCGTCCGCCAACGAGAACTTCGACTTCTTCTCTGGGGCAGGGTCTAGCTACGTCATCGGTACGGCAGAACTCACAACTGATGACGACTGGGACTGGTGATGAGGCAACTTACCCATGTAGCCAACCGCTACGAAGTCAAGCGAATCCCAGGCGGAATCGGCAAGGAATACATCCGCAACAACCACTACTCCCGCAGTTGCCACAATGGTCCGATGACCTGGGGGCTTTTCGACGGTGAGGAACTGATCGGCGTGTGCGCCTTCGCCACTCCCGCGTCCGAGGCAGTACGGGCAAGTCTTTTCGGCCCCCACAACAAGGACCGCGTAACCGAACTGCACCGCCTTCACGTCCAGGACGGAACCCCCTCCAACACCGAATCGTGGTTCATTGCCCAAGCCATGAGGGGACTCAAAGAGGAACGCCCACTAATCCGCGCAGTTATCAGTTTCGCTGACCAGACAGAGGGGCACATCGGCACGATCTACCAAGCATCCAACGCCCTCTACTGCGGCACCACATCCAGGGCACGCTTCTGGCGCGACCCCGAAGGTCGCCTCCGACACCCCCGGCAGAACGGCCACAACGTCACCCCCGCCGAGGCGAGGGAAATGGGGTGGACGCCGGAAATGCGGGAAAGCAAGCACAGGTACGTCCTCCCCCTGTGCAGGAGCAGGACGGAACGGCGCTGGTTCCACCACAACTTTCTCCTCAACCACCGCCCCTACCCCGCCAGAGAAGACGCCGCCGGAACCGCCGAGAAAACCACCGACGTGGATTGGGGCCGGTAGGTCATGATTGTTAACCCTCGCCGCGTCATTGCAGGCGTTGCCGCCACCGTGGGAGGTGTTGCCCTGATCGCCGTTGCCGACGCCGGGACGCCCGCACTCGTGGTCGCAGGACTGGTGACGTTCGCCGCCGGAGTCGGATACACCCTCAGCGGAGTGTCCGACGAACACGAAGACGTATAACCGTCACAGTGACGAAACATGCCCCTACCAGCACCTACCCCGAAAAGAGAACAATGGACCCCCTCGAAGCCGCAAAGCGACGCCACCCCGCCTACTACGGACGCCAGTTCAAGGAAATCGTCACCAACTACGATCACTCCATCACCGTCACCCACCACGGCACCGCCGTTGCCCTCACCATCGACAACAACACCTACCACCTCGACCCTATCGCCGCCTACTACCTTGCCGACCTGATCCGCGACAACGCCACCCTCGCAACAACCAACACCACCCCATAGCCATGAACGCACCTTCCTTTGACGACACCGGCACCTACCCGCCACCTCCCGAGCCGGACCTCCACCACACCAACCACACCACCCCGCACCTGCCCTACGACAACCACGCCGAGCAGTCCCTACTCGGTGCGATGCTGCTCAACCCGAACGTCATTGCCGACGTTGCCACCACCCTTCACGCCGACGACTTTCACCAGCCCGCGCACCAGCACATCTACAACGCAATCCTCACCCTCTGGGGTAATGGTGGCACCATTGACCCGGTGATTGTTGCCGGACACCTCGACAAGCACAACAACCTCACCCGCGTCGGCGGAGCCCCCTACCTCCACACCCTCATCGCCGGTGTCCCCACCACCACCCACGCCACCCACTACGCGGAAATCGTCACCGAGAAGGCCACCCTCCGACGACTCATCACCACCTCCCAAACCATCACGCACAACGGCTTCAACCCGGACGGCCAAGACGCAGCCACCATAGTGGACGCCGCCCAGGAAGCCCTCAACAACGTCAACCGCACCCACACGACCCAGGAATACGCCAGCCTATTCCAGTGCCTCCAATCAGCCGTGGACGAACTCGACGCCATCGCCAGCCACGGTGGACTCACCCAGGGAGTGCCCACCGGGTTCCACGACCTCGACACCCTCACCAACGGACTGCATGGCGGGCAGATGATTATCGTCGCCGCCCGCCCCGGTGTCGGCAAATCCACCCTCGCACTCGACTTCATGCGTTCATGCTCGATCAAACACGGCAAAACCTCCGCTGTATTCTCCCTCGAAATGAGCCGCAACGAAATCATCCACCGACTACTCAGCGCGGAAACAAGCATCAAACTCACCGACATGCGTGGCGGAAAACTCGACGACAACGACTGGATCAGCCTCACCAACCACATTGAACGAATCCAAGACGCCCCCATCTACATTGACGACTCCGCAAACCTCACCATCCTCGACATCAAATCCAAAGCCCGCCAGATCCACCAACAACACGGACTGGACCTGCTCGTAGTTGACTACCTACAGTTGATGTCAGGTGGGAAACGCGCCGAAAACCGGCAACAAGAAGTCTCTGAGATCTCCCGCCAGCTGAAAGTCCTCGCCAAAGAACTCGACGTCCCCGTCGTCGCCATCTCCCAGTTGAACCGTGGCCCCGAACAGCGCACCGACAAACGCCCCCAGATCAGCGACCTCCGTGAGTCCGGCTCCCTGGAACAGGACGCCGACATTGTGCTACTGCTCTACCGCCCCGACTCGCAGGACCGGGACGACCCCCGCGCAGGCGAGGCCGACATTATCGTCGCCAAGCACCGAGGCGGACCCATCGACACCGTGAAGGTCGCCCACCAACTGCACTACTCCCGTTTCGTCTCCATGCCAAGGTTCACATGACACCCCACCACCACGCCCGCCCACCACCCACACCACCCGCACCCCACCCACAACCACGACAAAGGAGAACACCATGACCCACACCCTCAACATCACCGTCGCCCCCAACGCGAAGGAACCCACCCGCGCCAACCCCACCGACGCTGGACTCGACCTCTACGCCCACGGCGACTACATCATCGCCGCGAACACCACAATCCTGGTGGACACCGGCGTCGCCGCCGCAGTCCCCGACGGGCACGTCGGCCTCCTGTTCGCCCGCAGCAGCCTCCATAAGCGCTACCCCGGCGCACGCCTCGCCAACGGGGTCGGCGTCATTGACTCCGACTACCGGGGTCCAATCAAGGCCGCTATCACCAGCCACCGATCCACCTACATTGAGGACGGCGCGAAGATCGTCCAACTAGTCATCGTCCCGATCCTCACCCCGAAGGTTGAGGTTGTGGACAGCCTCGACGACACCGCACGGGGCACGGGCGGGTTCGGCAGCACCGACAACCACTAGAAAGGTAATACCATGAGTGAGTGGTTCACCCCCCTCTGGCACAACTGGACCAACTACACCACCCGGACAGAACGCGCCGTCGTCTACTTCCTCACCGCCCTAGCGCTCGCCCAATGGGTCGTCCTCGCCTTCGGCCCCCAACTCTCCATCTTCAACAGCGCCCTCTCATCCAGCCTCAACGCATGGCTGTTCGCCGCCTGGTTCTACCACCGAGGCCGCGCAAACCACATGACCCACGCCGCGAACAAGTGGGAGAAAATCAAGAAAGCGGCACGCGCACACGACCACGTAACCATTGAGGAATACCCCGACGGTTCCAGCCTCATACACCACCACACCCACCCCGAAAGGAACGACCAGTGAACGCCGTCCACCACCCCGACCACTACAACACCCACCCCTTCTACACCGGGGAATGCTGGGACTACCTCGAAAACCTCCCCACCCTCCGCTCGCACGCCTTCAAATACATCTGGCGGTACAACGACAAGGGCACCCCCGCCCAGGACGTCCACAAGGCCATCGCCTACCTCAACCGCGCAGACAGGCAATACGCCACCCAGGGAGCAGAACACGGCCCCCACCACTGGGCCACCTACGACAACCTCCACAAGCAACTACAGAACGAGGACAAACTCGACACCCTCAGCCGCACGGACAAACTCGCCGCCGTCCTACTCACCCTCATCGCCTGCCCCGACATTGAACCCGCCACTCTCGTGTCCGTAGCCGAACGACTCGCGGAACACATCAAGGATGAACAGTGAACACTACCCCCCTCCGAATCCTCATCACCGGATCACGCTACTGGCGCGACCGTGACGCCATTCGCGACGCACTCACCCAGCACACCCACAACCACGACCCCCGCGCCGTGACCGTCGTACACGGGGCGGCACGGGGTGCGGACACCCTCGCCGGGGAAGAAGCCGCCAGACTCGGGTTCTCCGTCGAAGTACACCCCGCGAAATGGGCCAAGCACGGACGCCAAGCCGGACCAATCCGCAACACCGAAATGGTCAACAAGGGGGCCGACGTGTGCCTCGCGTTCATTCACCCCTACTCACGCGGAACACTCCACTGCATGAGCCTTGCCCGCGACGCCGGAATCGACGTCTACCAGTACCAGCAGAGGCCACCCACAATTGCCTACACCCCCTAGGTATCTGATATAGTCACAGAACAAGCCCGCACCAGCGGGCACCAGCAGGTATAGCCCAACTGGTAGAGGCACCAGACTTAGAATCTGGACAGTGCACGTTCGAATCGTGTTACCTGCACAGGGTGTCGCGTTTCCTGTCTTACGCGCAAGACTCCCCCGGCGCACAGCCGGTAAGGGCAGATCTGCACCCTACAATCCCCTGTCGTCTAATGGCAGGACACCGGGTTTTGGTTCCGGGAATCGTGGTTCGAGTCCACGCGGGGGAGCGCACCATCACCAACCAGAAAGACCACACCATGAACCCCCTCACCATTCTTCATGACCTCATCGTCACCTACACCGGCCCCCAGGGGCTCGGAACCACCATCTACTACCTCACCCACAAGCACTAGAGGCCACAACCACAACAGCCATGACCACCATCCCCATCCCATACGAAAACCTCCTGGACCACGTGCTACACCACGGCACCCGCAAACAGGACCGCACCGGAACCGGCACCATCAGCACCTTCGGCGCACAACTCCGATACAACCTTGCCGACGGCTTCCCCCTCATCACCACCAAAAAAGTTCACATGCACTCCATCGTCGGTGAACTCCTATGGTTCCTCCGGGGCGTCACCAACGTCCGCTGGCTACAGGACAACAACATCCGCATCTGGAACGAATGGGCCGACGCTGACGGCAACCTAGGCCCCATCTACGGGCACCAGTGGCGCTCATGGCCCACCCCCAACGGCGACCACATCGACCAAATCGAACAGGCGCTCAACACCCTACGAAACAACCCGGACTCACGCCGAAACATCGTGTCCGCCTGGAACGTCTCCGAGCTCGATAGCATGGCCCTACCCCCCTGCCACCTACTGTTTCAACTGTACGTGGCCGACGGAAAACTATCCCTACAGGTATACCAGCGTTCCGCTGACCTGTTCCTCGGGGTGCCGTTCAACATCGCGTCCTACGCCCTGCTCACCCACATGTTCGCACAACAGGCCAACCTCGACGTCGGAGAACTCATCTGGACCGGCGGGGACTGCCACATCTACACCAACCACCTCGACCAGGTACGCGAACAACTCACCCGCGAACCCCGCCCCTACCCACACCTCCACCTCACCCACGCCCCCCACATCGCCGCCTACAACTTCCCAGACGTCCACCTCACCGGCTACAACCCACACCCCACTATCCGGGGCACAGTAGCCGTCTGACACCGACCGAAGGAACCACACCATGCACCACCCGGACCCCACCACCTGCCCCCACGTCAACATGCACACCTGCCACTTGTGCGCCCACATTCACTACGAAGGCGCTGACCAGTAGCCCCCCATGTTCGACGACTTCCGCCTTGATGAGTTTCAAGCCACCCCCAACATCAACGTGACCGACGTACTGGCCGACGGCTCCGCAACCATCAGTTTCACCGTCTACAACCTCCACACCAGGCCGGATCTAAAACTCCGGGAACTCACCTCCACACTCCTACACGCCGCACTGTTCTACGACAAAACGGCCAACAACATTGCCCCCCACTTTGAACCAGAGGACACCAATGAAGAAGAACATTGACTGGGTAACCGACGCCGCCCCCGAGGAAATCGCCGCGAACCTCGAACTCATCGCCAAGCAGGGAACCGCAGACGTCAACTACTACGTTCTAGCGGAAGCAGCGAAACGCCTCCGCGCTTACGCCGCGTCCGTATAACACCCCAGAAAACACAAAAAACGCCCCCGTACCAGCACATACTGGTACGGGGGCATTCTTCAATGTGGACAATCACAGTTCGTCAACAATGGCGTCCGGGGGTTTCAGCCCAGACGTGGGGAACATCTGGTGAAACTCCTTAATGTGACCAATCGCGGCGGGGTACTTCACCCGCGCAATCTCCGCCACCTCCTTCATCTCCTTCTGCAGCGCACTAATCTTCTCCCGATCTAACTCACGCTGACGGTCACGCTCAGCACGCTCACGCTCATGAGCGTCCCGATCACGTGCACGCTCCTCCTTCTCCGTGACAAGCAACTCCGTCAGCCGATCATTCAGCAGGTCAATAGCATTACCCTGCGGCGTATCCTTCTCGTCACTACCCTTCTTCGTCTTGTTCTGCAAGAACCCAAACAGGGCAGGAACCAGAACAAACACGGACACCGCCAGAAAACCCCACGGGTTATCAATCGAGTCTACGGCCTCCACTAGGCAACTCCTCCCTGATACGGATCTCGCCACGGCGACCACGCCACGACGCCCACAAAACAAGCATCGCGAACGACAAGTACACGATGCCGCGCTGCGAGAACGCGGCAGGCGGGGCAAGCATGAAAATCATTCCCCACAACGCCAGCGTCGCCACAGCCGCAGACAACGACACACGAGCAAGCAATGAACTTTGCCGCACAGACGACACCAGCAGGGAGGAGCCAACACCCAACCACACGCCCGCAGCAACCCACCGGGGCATGAACACGTCGGCAGGGTGGTACACACCACGGACAATCATCATCACACCCAAAATGAGCATGAGGCCCGCGTCAGTCAACAACCAGTCCCGTAAACGCTCCGCCCACGGGCGGGTTACGGGAGGGAGATGTTCAATCGGCACGGAAGTCACAAATCCTTGTACGCGGCGCGAAGGTCATCATCCGGGTCCGGGGCGTCAGCAGCGGCCAACGCCTCGGCAACTAGTTCCTGATCCCGGACCAGGTTGTCCACCCGGTCCAGGACACTACGCAACCCCTCGGACATTTCACTGAGTTGAACCTCCACCGGGGTCGGCTCCGGGTTAATCTCAGCCTGCAACGCCTCCGCCTCCCGCGTCAACGTCTCCACCTGCGACGGAGTGAGTGGACTCTTAGAAAACGCCTGGGCAAGCACCTCACCCACCGCCAGCAGGCTACCCACAATCAGCACCGCCCACCACGGGGCGGCGTCAAGTAGGGCGATGGATAGTGTGCCCAACATGCCAGCACCAAACAGGCTGGACAGGCCCGAGTTCACACGGAGACGCATGGGGGTCTGGTTCTTACGGCCACGCTCATGGATCTCACGAATATTGTCAGCAAACGAAACGGTCATACCAATTCTTTCCTTCTACTTGGACTTCCTACCACGCACGAGCGCGGCAATGTCTTGCACAGCGGCCAGAGTACTCTCGTCAGCCTTACGGCCCTCATGAACATGCAGGTCAATCAGACGAATCAACTCCGTCAACGACATCAACCTTTCCGAACCGGGCACCAGCGACTTGTGCACCTTCGCCTCCATGAACTTCTTAATCTCGTCCGCGACAATCCCACGGATCTTGGACTCGTCCATGCTTGAACCACTTTCCTTAACTAGTTGAATGAAAACGTCCCACGGGAAACCAGGGCCGGGATCCCAGTGTGTAGTGCTGCCCAGTTCACGGGCGTCGTCATGCCCGCCGATACCCTTCCGGCGGGCATTCATATCCCCCGGCTGCAGTTTCCTCACCGGGATCTGATACTTCGCCGCCCAGTGGGCCACCACGCGGGCACCTGCCCGTAGTTGGGTCATACGGTCTAGCCACTGCGCACGGGTGAAATGCGCTGTTGTCCCGGCGAAACAGAAGTTAATGCCCAACGAATTGCCCAGGTTGCCGGTGGACCAGGTAATAGACCCGTCCTCAGCGATACGGCACGTCAGGCCGTCACGATCACCGGCGGCGGTGTAGGAACCACCAGCCGACGGGGACTGCTGATACTCGGCCAACCGTTTAGCGGACCAGCCTAGTTCTCGGATACGTTTCTGCTGGTAGTCATAGGCGGACTCATCAGTGTGGATAATGATCCATAGCAGACTGTCCAACCGGCGTTTGCCGGACGTGTTCGGGGACAGTAGAACATGGTCGGGAGTCCAGGCAGGCACACCGCCGAGCGTCACCGGGGTCAACGACGTCGGCTGCGTGGGGATAGTGCGCTCCCCCAACTCCACCGCCTTAGCGCGTTGCAGCCACGCCAGCGGGTCAATCTGGGAACCAGCACGCCACGGGCCGGGGTGAACCTCAAAGTGCAGGTGCGGACCCGTGGACTGGCCCTCATTGCCGACAACACCAATCTGCTGGCCTGCCTTCACCCGGTCACCCTTGCGAACAAGAATGCCGTCGTGTTTCACGTGGCCGTAAATCAGCGTCTTACCGCACGACTCGATAGCGTCAATCCAGATCCACGAACCGAACCCGGTGACGCTACCCTGCGCCCGGTCGCGACCCTCCACGACCACACCGTCGGCTGCGGCGTAGATAGGGGTGCCGATAGGGGCGGCGAAGTCGGTTCCCCGGTGAACAGTTCCCCACCGTGGGCCGAACCCACTGGACAGGGTATAAGTCCCCTTTTTGAGGGGGTAGAAAAACATGAGCACCCATCCTTTCATGGAATGAGGAAACCCCCACACCGGGAAAGTGCAGGGGGTAGGGAATGTGGGGGAGCCTGCCCCCTGCCGTCACGCGGTCAGGGCACCGGCAGCCCGCTCATTGTGCGCCCGGATACGCTCATCATCTACCTGCTTGCGGTTCGTCATGTTTTCGAGTAGCGCGAAACTCGGACGATCCGGCACCTGCGCCTCCCAGTCATCCAGGTCGATCATCATGCCCTCCGGCACGTCCTCAATGTCGTAGTAGACCGTGGCGGTACGGAGGCCGTACTCCTCGATCAGGTGGTCGTCCTTACCGCCCGTGGAGGCGGTGAGCGCGAGGTTCGGGGGAATCTCCGAGAGGCGTGCCACCCAGTAGCGGAGGGACTTCGTGAACGCCCAGAACTTCACGTCGGGGTTCGCCCTGCAGGTGTCGAGCCAGAGGTCGAAGTAGTCCTGTGAGTAGAAGTCGCCGGAGCCGTGGATACGGACGTGAGTGGCCCCAGCCGGGATGGGGATGTGGTCCCCGTTCCAGACGAGGGCCTTCATGGTGTCGAAGTTACGCCAGCGCATATCACGGACAGCGGGGAAACGTTCCGACCTGGCCGCATAGCAGACGTAGGTGTCCACCCCCGCGAGCTCCTTCACCGCCGCGTTGTTCTCGTCGCGGTCCGGGCGGACGATGAGCTTCCCGGTGTCCCGGTCTGCCTTCGTGAGGCAAGCGGAGGCCCACGGGCACGACCACCCTGCGGGGAGGTTCAGGACGTGGGTGGGCTGCCGGTAGTAGTCACGGTCGAGGGTGTAGTGGGGGGTCGGTACCATGCGGTGCCTTTCGTGTGAGTCAGAAAACCCCCTGGACAAGTGCGGTCAGGGGGTTGTGGATGATGGTGGTCTAGGCGACGGGCTTCCAGACGGCGTGCGTGGCGGCACTCGGGGGCCACCCCTCGTGGGTGGTGTGCGCGAGGATGCACTCCCACGTCTGGCCGTCGTGGGTGCGGAGGTCACCCGGCTGGACGTCCTGCCCCACACCCCACGCGATGATCTGCGGCTCCCCCGTCTCGGGGTCGATGGGGGCGGGGGTGACGTCGAGCCAGATACGCCCGTCCACGCCAGCGGCACCTGGCTCCCAGTGGTTGAGGCCGGGGTGCCTGCTGAGCCACGTCTTGCCCTGGTGGGTGACGTACATGCCCTGGTGGTACATCGCGGAGTGGTCGGTGCCGGGGTCTACCCACGGCGGGGCCGTCTCCGCGTCCGTACCAGCGGCGGGGGCGGGAAGTTTACCGGCATCCTGCAACCCGGTAATCACCTCCGTGACGGCCTGGTCGGTGACCGCCGATGCGCGTCGGCGCTCCCACTCGGCGCTGATACGGGCGGACAGGTCATGCAGGCCCGCGTCAGTGAATGTGGTCAGGTCCATAAGATACTCCTAAATAGGGTTGCCGTTAGTGTTATAGAAAGGCATTCGGGTCAGACCGGAGTAGTCGATCATACCCTCGGTGTCGACACGCCAGTAGCGTCCGATAAGGCGCACATTCCCGTCAGTCAGCGACCCACAGCCCCAGAACATGTAGGCCATGTTCCTCACCTGCGACGTGCTCATGTCCGGCACATGGGTCAGCGCCGCACACTCGTGGAACATGCCCTGCATGTCCGTCACGTTGCTGGTGTCCATCGCAGGCGCGTGGGTCAGCGACGTGCAGCCGTCGAACATGGCGTACATGTTCGTCACCTTCCCCGTGTCCATGTCCGGCACGTGGGTCAGCGCCGGACACTCGTGGAACATTTGGCGCGTGTCCGTCACCTGTGACGTGTCCATGTCGGGCACGTGGGTCAGCGCCGCGCAGCTTTGGAACATGGCGTACATGTTCGTCACCTTCCCCGTGTCCATGTCCGGCACCGTCGTCAGCGACGAACAACTGTAGAAAAGGGCGTACATGTCCGTCACCTGCGACGTGTCCATCGCAGGCACCGTCGTCAGCGCCGCACAGCCGTAGAACATCTGCCGCACCGACCCGGTGCCGACCAACTCGATGTCGAACGGGACTTCCGTGACCGTGGTGTAGTCCAACCCCCGGTCGGCCAGTGCAGCACGCAGTTGGTCACGCGCCTCCAGGCCGGTGCCCAGCGTGATCTGCACCTTCTCCCGCGTCGGCCAGATTTTCTGCGAGCCGACGTACACCTCCCGCACCGGGGTCGGCCAGGCGTACACCTGCTTCACCGGCACACCGCCCACAAAAGGCCCCATGCTACTCGCCCCCGGCTGTGCAGGTCCGCCGGTGTCCGCGAGTGCTTCCCGGACATACCCGCCGTACAAGCCAGTGAGGGTGTGGGCATGTCCGGGTATGAGCCGGATGTCCGTAGGAAAGCCCTTATTCCGGTACCACGCCTCACCCGTCTGGGCGGCAAGCACACCGTCAAACCCCTCATCGGAGTTCGCCGCAGTGTCGTCCTGGCCGACGCGCCAGTACATACGGAAGTTCGCCTTGTACGCCGGGTTGAAGGTGGAGTCTCCCCCATAGTCGGAATGGAAGGTGCCGCCACCCGTGATAACCGCGCCACCTGCCTCAATGAGAAGATCATTACCCCAGTGGGGGAGGAACTGGGCGGTGAGGAACTCTGCACCACCGGAGAACCCGCCGAACCAAATCCTCTCCCGGTCGATGTTGTACCTGTTATAAAAGTTGGCGTGGATCATTTCCTTCGCCCACTGGGTGTTTCCTGTCTTGCTTCCCCACTCCCACCAGGTGACGGCTCCCACGTCATCAGGGGATAGTGGGACCACCAGAATCATGTTCTGCTCGATACACGCCTGCAAAATGCCGTCCGGGCCGCCGAGGTATGCGCTGTTCGTCGGGTTGTTGTACTCATAGGCACCATCGCCGTGGAACCAGACGAAAATTCCGATAGGCTTGGACGTGTCGATATGCGAGCACCACCACCGATACTTGCTCGAATACCCGTTCGTAGCGGCCCACCACCCTGATACGCCATCAGTCAGCGGCCCGCCTGTTCCTCCTGTGGTTGCCATTTATGCCCCCGTCACAAAGTAGATACGGCCCGGAATCGGGTTAGCAGGCAGCGACGACACGATAATCGGCTGACTATCCTCCAGGGCCGTAATCCACGACATGATATTCGGCAAGCTCTCCGTCAGGACTATCGACAGATCATTCTCAAGCTCCGTAACCTGCGAGGATTCCGCGTACTGCGAGTGTGTGTGATTGCCCCGCGCCGCCGTGGACGACGTAGTGCCAAGCTCCAGGTTCGAGGTGCCCGCACCAATAGCAGACCTAGCAGCAGACTGCGAGCTGGCGGTCACCACAGCACGACCCACGGTCGTGGAGTCGCTCACATCCGACACAGGGTGCTTGTGCCCCACAGGAGAAGCACCCACATCAGCCGCCGAGTGCGAGTGCCCCACATCGGACTTGCCGTCGAGGACCGGGTTCAGGTCCGACCACAGCACATCACCCGTGCCGTCGCCCGCGTCGCCCTTCGGCCCCCGCGCCTGCACGCCCGTGTCAGTGTCACCGACCCACCAGTTACCGTTCGCCCCCACATGCGGGGTATCACCGTCATCGCCCGTCAGGGGCGGGGAAACCTTGCCCATGACCGAGAGTTGGTCGCCCTGCCACTGCACGGTGTCAACGACATTTTCCGCCCTGTCAGCGGCGTCAGACGCTGCCCCAGCAGACGAAGCTGCCTCACCCGCCGACGTAGCGGCCTGCGCCTTGAACCCTTCCGCCTCGTTGCGGGCAGTGAGGGTGGCGTCGCGGGCGGTGGTGGCCGTGTTCTTCGCGCCGGTTGCTGCCTCGCCTGCGGACACGGCCTCATTGCGGGCAGTGAGGGCCGCGTCACGGGCGGTGAAGGTCGCGTCACGGGCGGTGGTGACCGTGCCGATAGCGTCGGTGGCGGTGGCTGCCGCCTGTTCGGAGGCGACGCGGTTCCGGCGGATGGAGTCAACAATCTCCGCGAGTTGGTCCTGTGTGTGGCCGTCCGCAAGGACTGCGGCCTGCGCCACGGACGCGAGTGTCTGCTCGGCGTCCTTACCGACAAGGATGGGCACCCGGTCGGGGCGGGAACCGGCGCTTACCAGTTCCAGCACCGCCAGACCTTCCACACACTCGAACGTGAGCGTGCCGCCGGTGACGGGGAGCGTTTCAGGGAAGGAGGCGACGATGCCGTCCCCGTTGGGGCGTGCCGCTTCGAGATACAGGCGTGCGTGCTGCACAGGCTGGGTGAGGTTACTGACCGTGGTGATCGGTCCACTGATAGTGGGCATAGGGGCTCCTTTGTTGGGTTACGTGCTGGGGACGTTGGGTAGTTTGTTGATCTTTCCGATAGCGACAATCTTCTGCATATCTCCCGTGACCAGCGAGGATGTCGAATCGGCAACGCGGTGTGCCCGATCACGGCCCGCCTGGGTGTTCTCCGCCAGGTCTCTGACTGCTACCGCCAGATCACGAATCGACCACAGAAGGCCTAGGCCATTCGAGTCCACATCAGCCAGCACCTTCAGCAACTGGGCAAGCTGATCAGAATGATTCACCACACTCGTCGACCACGACCTGATCTGCGACTGCTGCGACGACAGGGTGGACTGGTTCCGGCTGATCTGGTCGGTCTGCTGCCTATCACGCTCTGCCTGCTCTTTCATGCGCTGCTCTTCCCGTTCACGCTCGCGGCGCTCACGGTCCAGCTGCTTCTGCACCTCATCAATCTGGGAGCGCAACTGTTCGCCGTCCCAGATGAGTTGCCCGCCACACCGCACGGACCAGCCGACGTTGCCGTCCACGCCGGAACGCCAGTCCAGGGCGGTGACCGGCAGGTGCACGATCTTCCCCCAGATAAGGACGGGCACGATGTCGCCGGTAGTGAAGTCCACGCCGGGTACCAGGGAACCAAGACCACGGGCGGTGATCTCCCGTTCGACCAGGGCGCGGCCTGCGCCACGTCGCTGCCCAATGTCCATCTGCAACTCAACATTGGACGTGCCAGACGGGGTGCCACGCTTGTCAATTTTGTCGATGTAGATGTTCGCGTCCTGGCGGACAAACCCCAGGTCAAACCGGCCTGTGGGCCTGTTCGGGGGGCGGTACACGTAGGCTTGTTCCGTGCTAGTCAACTCGGCCTGCTCGGTGTAGTTCACCCCGTCAGGTAGGGATACCTGCCACGCCCCGTACACGTAGGTCGAGGTGCGGCGCATGATCGTCAACGAACCAGAATCCGCCACCAGCGGGGGAATGTTCCTCACAACCATTTACACCACCTCCGTGGTCTGCAGGACGGACACCACAACCGTGGGTTTCGTCAAGTTGGTTGGCCCCCACGTGTCGCCCGGTAGCCACAGGTGGGCGCGTACACGCACACCTGTAGCGACCAGCCAGGGGGAGATGGTGGGCCAGATGTAGTCATCGTTCGGGAGGATAAGTACCGGCGGGGAGGGCAGGCCGGACGTTGCCGGGTCCAGCACAATCGGCGGGTCGTTCAGTACCCCTGCCGTGCGGAACGCGGCGTCAAGGGACCGCTGGATGACCTGCCGGATAGCCTGCTCCGCCGGGCCGGACACCGTATGCCCGGTGGCCTCCGAGGAAAACCGCACGTCACTAATATCACGCTCCTGTTCCCACGGCCCGGCCCAGTCCCTATCCGAGGTAATCCACCGGCCGGTCCACGACTCGGGGCGGGAGGGGCACGGGAAGCCGCCCAACCAGTCGAGGACGTCCACGCCCTTCATGTCCGCTGTTTCGGGGCAGTCCACCCCGCCGGACGGGTCCGGGGATACCAGCATGTAGGCGCGGCGTGCCTCCCTGCCCTCCCCCGCCCGCTCCACCACGATGAGGTGCTGCGGGTCGAGAACAAGGTCAAGTTCGCCCTCCGTGGTGGTCGTCAAGTTCGACGCCACCAGGTTCATCGTCGCCGGGTGCGGGTACCCCTCGGCGGACTGCAGGCGGACCGTCATTGTCAAATCGGACGGCTCGTGTCGTGTCTCAGGGGCGCTCATCTCGATGATCGGGGGCATATCCCACAGGGGGATGCCGTTCTCGTCGAGGAGGCCCACCCACTGCCCGTGGTCGGCAATGACCTTCTGCCGGTGCCGCTTGTGCTTCTCCCAGTCAAAGGTCATGGCTAGTACCCCCACGGGTCATGGACGGGGATGGACCATTCCAACTGCGCCCCCGCCGGGAGGGTGAACGTGCCGGACGTATCCGGTGCGACCCCCTCCGGGAGGGTGCCGAGGATAGGCCACACGGCGCGGTCAAGGTGCCCCTCGTCGTCGATGACGGCCAGGGACTTGTCGTTGTCGAGCAGTAGGCGACGCTCCACCCCCGCTGGTAGTGCGGGGAGGGTGAGGGTGGCGGTGGACGGTAGGGTCACCTGCCCACCGTTGCCGGACCAGCGGACAGTCGGGTACAGAATCTCATCGCCGTCGTTAACGACCGTGACAGTGCCTTCCCCGGTGTGCGTGTCGGTGCGCCACACCCCCTCATCGCAGCGCAGGTTGATAGGCACCCGCATGTAGTTCGAGCCAGACGGCAGGCGCTCCGCCGGGGGCAGGGAACGGGCAAGACGCACCCTGGCGGAGAAATGCTGACCATCGTCGCGGGTGATCGTCCACACCCCCGTGCGGTCACGTCGGCGGGAGAACATGCCGCGTAGCCGCACCCAATTGCGGGACAACTCGGCAGGGGTTGCGCCGAACACCAAGACCGTGGCGGTGCCCTCCATCGCCTTGGTGGACTGTGAGGTGACCACCTCGCCGGTGGTGAACGGGGAGGACGTGGGGTGGTCCTCCACCTCCGGGGTTAGCCCCTCAAATCCTTCCACCAGGTAGGGGCCACCGTTGTCGTCTACGGGCAGGTGGACTGTGCGCCCGTCGTGGCTTGTGTATTCTATCGGACTGCTCCTGTTAGTTGTGTGCCCGTGGCGACGGACTGTTGCTGCACCTGGAACTCCAAGTGCTTGAACTGCTGGCCCAGGTCGTTGAACCCGTCCTGTAGGGCGTCGAAGTCCACGTAGTTGCCGTAGACAGTGACGGGGATGACCTGCTTGACGCCGGTGTTCTCGGCGGTCTGGGAGGCGGCGTTGGCGATGGTCTCCTGCTGCCGCTCGTTCGCCTCCAGGAGGGCGACCATGCGGCTAGTTTCGTCCTTGACGCTGCCCTCACGGATAGTGGCGACAAGGTTCTGGAACTCCTCAGCCTCCCACACATCAGCGGGGACCGACTTCTCAACCGTCAGGATCTCAATCTCGCGGTCAATCTCGTCGATCTGCGGCTGGTAGTGGGACTCAATCTCGGCTTTGGTGTTCTCGAACTTCTTGTCAATCGCGGCTAGTTCCTTGGCCTGCCGCTCGTTGACCTTGCCGGCCAGATACTCCCCTGTGTTCACCATCTGCTTGTGGCCCACGTCGAGGTGGGACACGTCGCCGGTGAACGCGGCGACAACGGCACCCATGATGCCGGGGATAATGCTGCCCAGGAACTGCAAGATAACGTCGAACTTGCCACGCCAGTCCGCCTTCAGGAACGCGTCAATCGCGCCGCCGATGTTCTTGAAGAAGTCCACGACGCCGCCAATGATGTCGAAAATGCCTTCAATGGCCTCACCAATGAACGGCAACGCGCCGACGAGTGCACCTATCCAGTTGCCTGTCAACTCGAAACCCTTGAACGCCCCGAACAAGGCTTTAGCAATCTTGATGAAACCGCCGAGGAGCCCGCCCGCGCCTTCGTTCGCTTTTTGGAGGCGTCCTAGTTCATCCTCTTCCAGCCCATACATGACCTTGCGTTGTTCGAGTAGTTTCTCCTCCAACGCGACCTGTATGCGGGTGGCTTCCACATTCAGGAGGTTTGCCTTGGCAACTTCGAGGGCGGCGATCTTCGTGTCGATGTGGGCGGCGCGGATAGCCTCCGCCGCGGAAATAGCGTTGCTAGCGGTACTTGCTGAGGCGGAGTCCATCGCCTCGTACACCGTCTGCACGGAGAACACGCCGGTATCACGGAACACTGCGAGTGCGTCGCCAAGGGCCGCGACCGATGTGTCGCCCACCTGCATGGCCACCTTCGACCCGTCGGTACGGGCCTTCGCCAGCCCCTTCTCTGCCTGGTACATGCCCGCCAGTGCTTTGAGTTGGCGGATACGTAGGTCGGCCTGCTCCACCCGTAGGGACCGTAGGGCGTCCTCGGTGGCGGTGATCTCTGCCGACATTTCCCTCATGCGGGCAAAGAACATGGCGGCGCTGTTGGTCACGGCCTGGAATGCGCCCAGAACGGAGGTTGTTGCTTGGCTGGCGGCGTCCATGCGGGCACCCATGACGGTACGCTCCGCTGCGGCCAAGTTCTTTAGGGTGTCCTCGTGTTCCCTCCGGGCCTTCTCGATAGCCTCCTCAGCGTCGGCTACACGAAGGGCGGCGGCTTCCGCTTCCTCCGGGTTGGTGGCCTGCTCCAGCTGGATACGTGCGTCAGCAAGTTCCAACTCCTTTGCTTTGAGCCACTGAGTTTCTTCGGCGTGGATCTCCCGGATCTCTTTCAGACCCTTCTCGGCGTCCACCACAATTTGGGTGTTGTCGAAGAATCCGCCGAAGATGTCCGGCACTCCGCTGGTGTTCCACCCCTGGTTATTGTTGCCGCCGGTGGGGAACGCTGCGGGTAGTGCACGTGACGCCTGCAGTAGCGCCTGCGCTGCGGGTGGGAGTGCGGTGGCGATCTTGGAGAGTTCGCCCCACTGCCAGTTGGTGAGGACCAACTCGTTTGCGCCGGACAGGTTCGCGCTGATGGAGTTGTTCGGGTACACGCCGCCCGTGTCGTGCAGGCGGAACTTCATCTTGGCGAGTCGGTTCAGGTCGGAGGCGGTACCGAAGTTGACGCTGCCGGAGTCCATGCCGCCACGGGACTTAACAATCCCCGGCTGCCCCGGTTGTGTGGAATCCCCGTACCCGCCCAGCGGGCCAAGGGACAGGGACGTCATGCCGAAGAAACTCGGGTCAATGCGGTAGCCGCTCAACTTGGTGAGCATGTTCGCCGCGTTCGCCATCTGCGTGGCGTAACGGTCGGGGAACGCGGACACCTGCACGCCCTGCGCCACGGCACCCGGCTCCATCTCCCTCCAGTTCGGGAACTTCGACACCATCGCCCGGAAGAACAACCCGGCGGACTCGTAGGGGTCCATGCGTTGCGCGAGGGTACCCCATGCGCCGTTGTCACGCTGCTGGAACAGACCCACACTGTCATGGTCGGAACCAATCGCGTCGTGCCGGTAATTCAACGAGTCCGGCACGGCACGGTTGGCGTACATGCGCAGCGGGTTACCGGACTCCACCAGGGCGGTCGCCACACCGATGACAGCACCGTCGGTGCCGACTCCGGCGGTCTTGGCGGCGCGGGCAATCTCGTGCACGAAGAAGTCGTGTCCCCAGTCCGGGAGTTTCGGCAACTCCTGCGGGGACGGTGGGCCGACAGGCTGGTTCATTGCCCAGTGCACGTGGTTGGAGTGCCCGCCAATCGCGCCCGTCGGCTTGCCGTTCTTGATGTTCGGCCCCGGATCCCAGTACAACTCCGTGGAGTGCGGATAGTTCGCAGCAATCCAGTTGGCGATGGCCTGCAGGTCGTTGGCCCAGCCGCCACCCATGTCGATGGCTTTGCCCTGGTCGTGGAAGTCGTCGGTACCCCAGTTACGTTTCGCGGACGACAGTTGAGCGTCCGGGAACTGCGTGCGGATGATGTCCCACATTTCCTGCTGGTGGGGGGTGATCGACTCCACACCGGACTGGATGATGCCGCCGGTGGCGTACTGCGGGAACGTGCCCGCGTTGATGGCGGCGAGCTCATCGTGGTAGCGCTCGGACATGCGCCGGTTGATGACCCACTCACCGGCGTCCACCCGGGCGATGGGCATACCGGCATGGTCCACCCCGAGGATACCGTCCACCCGGTCAGTGCCGGGGCCGGTGGTGGGGAGCCTACCGCCGGTCGCGTAGTGCGGCATGTTCCAGTCGGAGGGGCGGGACGCGGACGGGCGGGTGCCAGGTTCGGGTGTCAGGTTGGGCTTGTCCCTGTTCATCAGGCTGTCCCACTGCGCGGAAATCCACTTCAGTGTTTTCTCAACCCAATTGAGTTCCCTCTCTAGCCCGCTGGCGTCGGCGTCGATCTTGATCTCGGCGCGGGCCTCGTTGAGGGTGCCAATGTCCTTGTGCACGCCGTCACGCTTGCCGTCGAAATCCTTGGTCATGAGGTCGGCGTGCGGGGTGGGCTTCTCCCCCGCCAAGTCCCACACCTGCGAGATAGCGATCTGCTGCTTCTCGGTCAGGTCGTGGATGTTCATGTCCGCCGACGGGACGAACTTTCCGTTGGCGAGGACGTTACCCTTCTCTAGCGCCTCAATCTGCTTGGCAGTGAGTTTCGTGATGTCGAGGTCGGCAACCGGGATGGGACGGGTCTTGTCCAGCGTTGCCAACTGCATCTTCGCGGCGTCAACCTTTAGCATGAGGCCGGAGTCGTCGAGGTTGATCTTGGCGGTGAGTTCCCGCATGTCAATCTCAGGGAAACCGGACTCCACCCACCAGTTGAGGCGGTCCACGGCCTGCTGGTCGTTGACGATGACCTTGAACGTGCCCTTGGTTTCCAACTCCTGCAGGTGGAAACCCATGTCGCGTAGTTTCTGCTGCGCCTCTTCGTCGTGGAGAACCAGGTCTTTCGGGGCGATGGGTTCGCCGTTCCAGTCCTTGAACGCGGTGACCAGGCCCGCAATCTTTTGTTCGGCTTCGGTCATTTGTCCGACGGCGGCGTTGAACTCCGCCATGTCCGGGGCCAGGCCCATCATTTCGAGGAGGTTGCCCCACTCCTCCTCGGTGAGGGTGGTCTGGTTGCGCAACTCGTCCAGTGCGGGGGCGAGGCGGGCAAACTCAGTTTCAGCGTCTTCGCCAGCGGCGACGGTGCGACCGTAGGAGGAGGCTATCCGGTCAAGAGCCTGGTGGAGTGCCCAGCCTGCGTCCGTGGTGGTGTCGAGTGCACCGTTGGAGTCCAGGGTAGCCTGGGCGAACTCGTTAACACCCGTCTTGGATCGTTCAATCTGGTCACCGAGTCGGCTAATCTCCTCGGTGAGTCGGCCCGCTGCTTCCTTCGCGGACATGTTGATGCCCTGCAGTTCCATGAACGCGATACGCGCCAGGTCTGCCTTAGTTGCGGCGTCGCCGGTGGAGGCGGCGAGGTTGCGGAATGCGCCCTCGGCGCGGGCGGCGGACGGCTCCATCTGGGCGATGACGGCCTCGGCTTCGAGGGCTGCGGTACGCTGCTCCCCGAACGCTTCCGCTGCTGCCTTACCGCCTTCGGTGGTGAGGTCCAGCCTGCCGATGAGGCGGTCGTAGTGTTCTGCGGAACCGCCGATAGCCTCGGCCACCTCACGGGCGGTAATGCCCGCGTCGGTGAGCGCCTGGTCCATTGCCTCGGCCTTCGCCGCCACCTCAGAGCGGTGCCGGAACTCGTCGGCAACGTCACTGTTGGTGCGCCCGCCGTCAAAGGGGTTCATGTCAGCGACGTAGCCACGGGCGGCGGCACCAATCGTGCCCAGGATGCCGGGCTTCATTTCGGCTAGTTCGCGGTTCTTCTCGATGAGGCGGTCGATGTGCGCCTCAATCGCGTCGATGCCTGCACCAAGGTCGTTGTCCACCAGGGCGTTGAACAGCGCGGCACCGGCGTCGGTCGCGGACTGCTCCAACTCGCCTAGAATCTCGGCGGTTTGTTCAACCTTGCGGGCTTCTTCGCTCATGGCGGTGAACACGGTGGTCGCCACGGTGAACGCGGCACCCCACGGTCCACCCAACAGGCCAATGATACCGTCGAGTCCGGTTTTCAGGCCGGACAGGGCTGCAGCGCCGACGCCTGTGGCGGTACCGGCAAAGTGCTGTAGCACTCCCATTGCGGTGTTCGTATGGACCTCCAGCCCCTTCATCTGGGAGGCTGCGTACATGGTGTCCACGCCGGAGGTACGGAGGTTGCTGCCGTACTTGTTGAAGGCGTCGCTCATCCTGCCGATCCACGGGTGGTTCTGCCCGAGGACTTTAAGGCTGGACTCCAACATGCTGGGGGTGTTGTCGTGCCTCCATTCAAGATCGTTGAGGGTCACAATCTCGTCGTAGAGGCCAGACACGCCAGTCTTGGCGCGGGTGAATATGGCCGGGACTTTCAGCCATTTGCCGATAGCCAGTGCTGCCAGCGCGGTTGCTGCCGGTCCTGGGATGGACATGAACGCTTCACCAATGTCGAACACAATCCCCAGGAGGGGCTGTAGCCCGACGATGAGGTCACCGAAACCAGACAGCACATTTCCGGCGGTGGTGGCGAAAGCGTCAATGAACGGCAACGCGTCGGTGGCAGTGTCGCGCACACTGTCAATGAAGTTCGTCAGCCCAGGGGCCACGCCAGTGATGATGGACTCCACGGCGGGGAGTAGAACATCAGCGATAATGCCGCCCAAGGCGCGGAACACGGGCATCGCGGAACCTAGCGCTGCGGACGCACGGGTGAAGAAATCGACAAGGGCGTTCTGCCCGTCGAAACTGTTGACCCACTGGTTCGTGGACGACATCTGTTCACCCATTGCCGTCATGAACGGGCTACCGGCGGCGGAGGCCGCGCCGAGGGTACCGGACACGACGCCGCCGATGTCAGACAGGGCACGTAGGGACCGTGCCCACGACTGGATACCGGAGTCAATGATCTGGTTCAGGTCGCCGGTGGCGCGGGCAACCTGGATTTGGGCCGCCCACTTAGCGGTGACGTCCTCGATACCGCGACCCATTGCGGGCAGGTACTCGGAACCGACGGTAGCCAGGTCAATCCACAGGCGGGACATGGGGCGGGCCGCGCTTGCCAGTCCGTCGAACAGGCCAGTGGTGTTGCGGAGGAAGATGTCAAAGTCGGTGGCGGCGAGTTCGGTAGAGAACTCCGCCATCGACGTGCGCAGGCCACGGTTAATCTCCGTGTTGATACCGACCAGGCCGTCTTTCAGGACGGGGAGTTGACGATCAGCAAGGTTGGTGATCGACTCACCCATGCCCGTGAACAGGGCTTCCTGCGTGGCAAGGCGTGTGTCAGTCCACGCGTCACCGAGTGCGATGAGGGCGTAGACAAACTCCCGTGCACTCGGCGCAAGTTTTGCCATTGCCTCAGCGAACGGGTCAGCGCCACCGGCTGCCCCTTCCAGGGACTTCATGGCCTCTTCGAGGGACCAGTGTGCTTCTTCGAGGGCTTCGGCGGCTTTCATTGCCGCCCATGCTGCTTCCTCGTTCTTTTCGTGTGCTTCTACAACTTGCTCAGACCCTTCGATGCCACGGGCGTTAGCCTCGGCTGCGGCCTCGGACAGTTCGACGTGGGCGTCGGCGGAGTCACGCATGGCGGCCTCGGCGCGACGGTAGGCGAGATCCGCCTCGGCAATGTCCATGCGGGACGCCTGCGGGTCGGACTGGACCTCGATGAGTTTCTGGCGGGCACGAACTAGGGCTTGTGCTGCGCCTTCTTCTGCTAGTTGTGCGTCCTCAACCTTGTCGTTGAGTTCGTCGAGTTCGCGGGCGGCTTCCTTACGGGCCTTGGTGAGTCGTTCCTGCGACTTGGCGGATTCTTCCTGAGCCTTGGCGAGGTTGCGCTCGGCGTCGCGGACGCCACGCTGTGCGCGGGTGATGGCGCGGGCCTGGGCCTCGGGGTCGGCCTGCTTGCCTCCCCCTCCCCCGCCGCGCTTGCCGATAGCACCAAGGGCACTGCCGATACCGGAGAAACCAACACCTAGTCCGGCGATACCGGCGATGACGGACCCGAGAACGGCGGGCAGGGTGACCAGGGTGCCCATCACGCCGGATAGTGCGGCGGTGAGTGCGACGGCAGGGCCAACAGCACCGGCGATAGCGGTACCAAGCAGGGTGTACCCGGTGGTGACCAGTGCGAGGCGGCGCTGGTAGCGGTCCAGTTTCTTGAAGTTGGAGAACAGGTCAGCGATTTTTCTTTTCGCCGGTTCCGTGTCCACCTCGGGCCGGATCACAGGGGTGCGGTCCTGGGAGATGGTGCCGATCTTCTTTTCAGCGTCCCGAATGTCCGCGTCCACGGTCACGGTAATGTCGGACTTGTCTGCCCGGCTCACTAGCCGGTTGATGGTGGTGTCGGCGTTGTGGGCGTCGGCGTCCACGTGAATGGTGGTGCCCCGGTTGCGGGCGGCGGCGTCGATCCGTTGGGTGGCGGCGAGTGTTTCGGCACCCACGTGAATGGTGACGCGCTGCGTCTGGGCGGCGGCGATAGCGGCCTGCACCGCTGCGGAGAACTTGGTGGTGTTCGCACCGACTTCGACGTCGAGTTCTGCGCGGTGCCTAGCGAGTTCGGCACGGAGTTTCGTGCCAAAGTTGTCCATTTTGGGGACGATGCTCACATGAGCGGTACCGGCGCTGTAGTCACCAGCCATTGTTCTCCCTTACGTGATGCCTAGTTGTGCGTTAAGGAAGTCGGTGTTCCTCTTGCGTTCCATTGCCTGATAGCGCATGTAGGCCGTTTCTGGCCTGCGTGTCAGTGTGGGTTGTTTCGTGTGGTGCCCGGTCGTGGCAACCAGGAGTAGTAGCAAATCTTTAATATCTGCCAGGTCAGACCGTTCTTGTGTCCAGAACCGCAACGGAGGTCGCGGGTTACTGGGCGTGCTGTCGGTACTGCCCTCCATGAGGGCGGCTACAAGATCGTCGTTGTCTTGTACCGCGTTGAGATACCGGGAACCGGGGGGCAAGTCCTCAGCCAGTTCAAAGAACGTGTACCAGGACCGTTGCCCCCGGAACCAGTCGTCAATGTCGATATGAAGGAAGTGGTGGAAGTCCCAGCGCAACTCCCGCCCGAAGGCGTTAATCAGATCGACGCATTGGAAAAAGTCTTAGACCACGCGTCCTTACCGAAGAAGTGCTCCATGATGACGACGGCCAGACCGTTGAGGACCAGGGCCGGATCTTCACCCGTCTCAGCCTCGTAGTCGTCGAGGTCGGAAAGAATGTCGTTCAGGTCGGAACCGAAGATCAGGGCGATGGCGCGTGTCTCGTCGCCGTGGGTAGCGGCCTCACGGAGTGCGAGGCGGGTCTTGTAGGAGATGGCCTTGATGGTGTACTCGCGGGAGAAACCATCAGCCTCACCCACCACGAACGGCTCTTGGGTGACCAGGGTAACGCCGGTCTGATCCTTGCGGAGGATAGCGCGGTCACGGAACTGGCCGAAACGGTCGGTGGCCGGGGCCTTCTTGGTGGTCTTCTTCTCGGAGGTAGTCATGTGTGGCAGACCTTTCAGTATTGGGTTGTGGAAAGAATCGGGGGGCAGACCTGGGAGGGGAGGGCCACGCGGCGGTCTGCCGGGATTACCGCGTGGCCCTGCAAGCGGGGGGTTACTTCTTGGTGGGGAACTGCTTGCGAAGTTCAGCGACGTCCTGGCGTAGGGCCGCTAGGTCGTCGGCAAATTGGTTGATCTCCTTGATGGTGTCGTTGAGGTTCTTCGCAACGGTGGCGACACCCTGTTCAAGGTGGTTGAGGTCGGTGTGGGAGATCGCTTCACCTAGACCCCATTTGCGCGGTCGATAGTTGTAGTTGGAGGCCATTGTTTAACCACCCGTGTTGGTGGAACCGGCAACGAAACCAGCAGAGGCAGCCAGCTCCGGCCACTTCGGGCCACCGATGCCAATCTCGAACATCTCGCCATTGTCGTCGGCGAAGACCGTGAACGTGAGCGGCATACCCATCTCGGTGGTCTCGGTCAGGGACATCTGGCCCTTCTGGGTGACGGCGACCTTGTGGAAAATCCAGAACGGGAACAGCTCGCCGCTACGGACCAGATCCTTGGCGATGAGGACCAGGGTGAAGTACTCGACGTTGCCAGAGGCACGCTTCTTCATGCGGGTGACCTTGCCCTCGGTCTCAATGTCGTCCTTGTTCATGGACAGGAACGCACGGTACGCCTCGGCGCGGACCTCCTGCACGTTCAGGTCGATGGTGAAGGACTCCTCGGTGACGAAGATACGGCGCTGGGCGCGGGAACCGTAGCCCTGGATACCCTCGGTGGTCATCTCCGGGGACAGGTTGACACCTGCGGCCTTCTGGATCTCACCGAGGGAAATGCCACCGGATTCAAGCGGCAGTAGGTTGCCGGTGTCGTTGTCCACGATGGGGCCGACGTCAGCACCGTGGGGGAACATGATGACAGCAATGTCGGTGGCGGCGAGAACAAGGTCGTCAACCTTGTCCTTGATAGTGCGGAATGTCTCTTGGTTATCGGACATAGAAACTCCTTGGGGGTAAGTGTAGGGGTGGGTTACCTGTCAAGCCGGGTGGCGACGGTGAACCCTTGGCTTACGCGGCGGAGGTCGTCGGAAAGGTCCGGGACGCGTTGGGGGCCGCGTAGGTCAGAAATGCTGTTGATGATCGCCACCGACCCGTCGGGGTTGGTGACCTGCCCGGAAAAGTTGTGCAGCTGGGGGCGGAGCCAGCCCAGGACTTTCCACGAGTCGGAGCGGTACGCGGTGGTGACGGTGATGAACACGGTCGGGTGGTCTACCACCCGTTCGGCGGCTCCCCCGGCGCGTTGCACGGTGACGATGGCGGTGCCGTTGTTGACGCGTTGCTCATAGTCCGGTGGGGGGACAATGCAGGCATACCCCGGGGGGTCAAGTTTGCCCAGTAGGTCGTCGAGGAGGGTGACCATTGCGACCTCAATGTCGGGCCAGCCTGCTACCCCGTCGGGGATGGTGATACGGGGTGGGTTTACCATGTTTCCTCACTGACGATCTCTAGGGCGTGGCGTAGGTTGTGCTGCGCCCGCATGTAGCGGGTGCCGAACTCCACGAACTTGGCGTAGCGGGTGCGGCGTCCGTCCTGGGTGATGACGGGGACCACGACGTCGGCTTGCCAGCCGTTGACGGCGCGGGTCATTTCCACCCGTGTGGACGCGACCATGCGCCCGGTGTCCTGCGGGGCGATGCGTTTAAACACGTCCCGGACGTGGGCGGAGGCGTCCGCTATGACGTCGTGGCAGTGGGGGCTTCCCAGGTATTCGCGTTGAAAGTTGGGGTTGGGGGTGAAGTCCACGGTCGGGCTACCCTTCTCCTAGTGCGGGCGTGGTGCCCGGCGCGGTGAGGGTGAACTTGACGAACGGTTCCCACCCCGTGAAGGGGTTGCGGGGCCGTTCCGGTGGGCGGATAACGACGGCCACGTCCCCGTTCGGGAGGCGGATACGGTCGTGGATGGTGACGTCGGTGCCCGGTGGGGCTTCCACGTCGATGGTGCCGACCCATTTGGCGGTGCCGTCGTCGGCGTGGTTGACCTGCCCGTGGGAGTCCACGATGGAGCACGGGCCGATGGTGTGGGAGACGGTGACGGCTTGCCTGTCTCCGTGCTTGTCGTAAGGGGTATCGGTGGGCCTGATGACGGTGAGGGTAGACCCGGCGGGGAAGTCGAGAGGGTCGTTCATCGTCGGTGCCTCACGTTCTGGTGGAGCAGTCCGGCGTTCCTCAGGATGAGGTAGGACTGGTCACAGAGGGTGACGGCGGCGAGGCCACGTTCCTGGGTGGTTTGGGTGCCGGTGTAGGACACTGAACCGCCCCCGGCGGACTGGGACGAAATGGTGGCTTGTTGTCCCGTTAGTCCTTTGTCGGGGTCGATGTCAGCGTTGTGCCATACGGCTACTTGTTGACATACTGCGGCGAGGAATGCGCTACGTGTATTCGGTTGAGTGGGGTAGCCTTCCGCGTCGGTGTCGTAGCGGCCTAGTCGTGTGGCGTTTTCCACCAGGACGGATGCGGCCCTGATGAGGCGGTGCGCGTTGCCGGGTATGACGTCCAGCCATTCGGGGATGAGGTCTTCCGGTTGTGCGTACAGCCTCATTGGGGGTTACTCCTTGTCGGTGGTGTCCTCGTCGGGCTTGGTGCCCGTGTCGGCGGTCTTAGCGGCGGTTGTGCGCTTTTGGGTGGTGCGCTTCGCGGCGGGCTTGGCCGGTGCCTTCGGCGCGGCGGTGGGCTTATCGTCGGTGATCTTCCACCGTGCGAGACGCTGGAAGGTGTCTAGGCGTGGGTCATTGTCCGGGATGGTGATGACCTGCCCGCTGGTGACGTTTCGGAAGTTCGGCATTATGCGGCGTCAGCACCCTTCAGCAGGACAGCACGGTTCGGGTCGAGGGTCTTGATACCGAACAGGGTGTCAATGGACACGATGGTCTGCTTCTTGTTGATGTCGTGCTGCATGGTCACGCGGAGGGACACGCCCTTGAACGTCTCAACGTGGGAGACGGAACCCGGGTTGGACGGCAGCGGGACGGAGGCGAAGGCGAAGGCGGAGTTGTGGAACGCGAGGCCAACCTCGGTGGTCGGGTCGCCCGACTCCGGGGCGTCAACCGGGGGCTTGATGTTGTTGGTGTAGTACGTCTCGAAACCGAACAGGTCGCGGCCCAGGGAGGCGCGGCGTAGTGCCTCGGTGTTACCGGACTGGTCGGCCTGCTTTAGGATCGGGGTGTTGACCCAGTGGGCCTTGGCGGTCGGGCCGATCACGGAATAGCGGTCGGACGCCGGGACTAGGTTCTGGTCGAGGATACGGCCAGCGTCGATGAGCACCTCGGGCTTGTCCCACGGGAACGCGGAGTCGGTGCCAACCTCCTGAGTGATGTCGTCGCGGAGTCCTAGAAGGGCGGTGTCCATGCCGACGGCGAGGGCTTCCATCGCCGGGGTGAGCATCTGGGCGTCGAAGTCCTCGATGTTCATGGACAGTTCCTCGTCGGTGACGGCGAAGGACACGTCTTGGAACTGGTCGACCTTCATCGGGATGGAGCCCTCGGTTGCGTCTTGCAGTTCAATGCCGGTGGAGCGGTCGAACTTCTTGGCGACGAAGGTGGCCGGTTTGCGGATGTTCACGGTGTCGCCAACCTTGGCGGCGGTGAACTCCTTGGTGAGGTCCACGTGCACTAGGCCGCGCATGACGGTGGACTCGTAGAGGGTGGCGAGTGCTTGCTCGGCAATGGTGACTGGATTGAGCAGGGTGTGAGCCATGTGTGTTTATCCTTTGGGGTTGTTGATCTTGATTCCCCGTCGTTTCTGGCGTTGTACGCGGCGTGCTTCGACGCCGGATTCGACGGGTTGGGTGTTGCCGCCGGTGAAGTCCCCGCCGGAGCGGTCTAGTTGTCCGCTGGTCCGGTAGTAGGGGTTTGCTTCTACTGCGGCTTTGACGGCTTGGGCCACGTCGGTGGCGTAGTTGTCGTCTGTGGGGTCAAGTTCGTCGATTGTTTGGGTGAACTTCTTGGAGTCGGCTAGTCGGGCAATATCGACTTTGAGGGGGGCTGCTGCCTTGTAGATTGCGAGGTCACGGCGTGCGTCGAGGCGGTCCTTCTCGGCGGCGTGGATCTTCTCGGTGAGGGTGTTGAGGATGTTGTCGGTGTTGGGGTCGGGGTCGATTCCGAGTTGTTCCGCGAGTTGGGTCATGGTTTCTGCAATGGCTTCTTCCACTGCGCCCATTGATTGTTCGCGGAGTTCTTGAAGTTTCTTGCGGCGGGCGGCGTTTTCCTTGCGGAGGGACTTGATGATCGCGTCTTTTTCGTCGGCACCTGTGGTGGTGTCCCCGGTGTCGCCCTGGTCCTCGTCGTCCTCGTCGTCCTCGTCGAAGTCGTCGAAGTCGTCGAAGTCGTCGAGGTCGTCGAGGTCAAAGTCCTCGTCGTCGGTGTCGTCCTCGTTGTCGTAGGTGTCAAAGTCGTCTACGTCGTCGGTGAGGTCGTCATCCTCGTTGTCCCAGTTGTCCTGGTCCTCGTCGGTGTCGTCGGCCTCGTACTCGTCGGCCTCGTACTCGTCGTCGTCGAACTCGTCGTCGTCGAACTCGTCGTCGTCGAACTCGTCGAAGTCAACGAACTCGTCGTCGGCGTCAAAGTCCTCGGTGTCTAGGTCGTCGAGGTAGTCGAGATCATCGTCCTCGTCGTCGAGGTGGTACGGGGTGTTGCCTGACATGAAGCCTCCTTGGTGCACGCGCCTGGCGTTGCGGATAGTGAAGGGGGGTCGCCTACCTGAGTCCTGCCCTAGGTGGCGTGGGTGGTGCCGCGCCACCCGCCTGGGGTGTGTGCGTGGCATGTTCGGGAGTGTGAGGGCAAGCAAAAAGGCCGGACACCCGCGTCTAGCAGGTGCCCGGCCTTGTGACCGGATTGGAACCAGTGCGCCGTGCCGTGGCTACACTTCTCCCACGCGGTTGATATTACCAAGCCGTACCGCCTATATCAAGTGACTATAGGGCTCGGTTGATTTGTTCACGCCACCTGTTACGCGGCACCCCGGTCTTATCCACGTGGTTCCTGATCTGCTGCTGCCAGAACCTCACCGCCTTCCCCGCCGCCTTTCCCGCCTCCGGGGTGAGCGCTGCGGCCTGGGCGCGTTTCGCGGCACGTAACTCCCTTTCGAGGCGGCGTAACTCCTGAGTGGCCTTGTAGTCGCCGGGGTCAATGAGATCCGGGTCGGGGGACTCCATGCCCGGTATGTGCACCCGCACGGAGTGCCTACAGTTCGGGTGACGGAACCCATGCGCGATAGCGTCCGCCACGGACGTGACAATTTTCTCCCCGTGGTATTCCCCTGTTGTTGCGCCGGTGATCGACAACAAGCGTCCCTGGTAGGGCTGGCACCAGGGGTGGCAGTTCGGCATGACCGTGACCCGCACCACGTCGAGGCCAACCTTTTTCATTTCGTTGAGGTGGGCGTCCATTGCGAGGTTAGCGGCGGCGGTACGGGTTGCCATTTCGACGTAGGACACGATGTTCCACCGCTTGCCCGCCTTGTCCACGAACCCGGTGACTCCGCGTTTCTGGAAGTCGTCGAGAACGTCCTGCGCGAGGCGTCGGCGGGCGGCGTCGGACTCCACAGGGTTGGCGATAAGGC